GTGTTCTCTTGCCTACAAAAAAACGCCCCCCTTTGGCTAAATTGCACTTGTAGCACGCACTTAATAGGTTGTCATCATTATCCAGACCACCCAACCTTCTTGGTATGACATGATCAACAGTATCTGCTTCTTGCCCACAGTACTGACAAATATATCCATCCCTACGCAGTATGCGTTCCCTAATAGATCTCCATTGTCTAGTTGATCCAGTAGATCTTAATGCACTCTTACTCAATACCATCCCTTAATCTTATGATGTGTTAAAGCATTACATGGATTATCGTATCTCTTTTTAATGTACTTTAATTGCCAATCAATTTGTTTGAATCCATCAACTGTACTTAACCATTTGGATCTACCTTGAGGAATACCATAATGACTACCATTCTTAGCCTTTGGATTCCATCTAGATTCTTTAAAATTTAATTCATCTAAACAATAGAAATGATCTATATTGTTTAATTGTATGAAAGCCCATTGTCTGTAATGGTTAGTTCGTGGTTCAGCGGAATGTGCTTTTTCAAAGCCTGAAATGTTGGCTAAACATAGAGCGATCCCAATTAGCGAGCACCTTGCGAACCTCCCCCTTCGGGGTTCGCCTTTTGGCTTTGAGAGCCAATGCTCTTTATAGCGTATCATACGATTCCAAATCCATTAACAAAACCGCAGGTCAGACGGCATGTCATATACTCATCCACCCTTCGTACTCTGCCTCAGGATGATCTATAAGCCATTGCTTACGCAATTGATTCTGATATGCCCAATTCATTTCGTGATCTCCTTCATTGTGAGAATCGCACATGTAAAGCACTCCTTATCTGAAAACATCCATGATCCGCATTTCTTGCAGCGCATTACAGGTTCTTGAGTATCTATTGCTTCGGCTTCATTCTTAACGCCAATAGCGCAGCACTTAAGGCATTGGTATGTTCGAAAACCTTCGTGTGTTTCGTAGCCATTTAACCATTCAAACTCGGTGTTGGCTGAGCAGAAGTTGCATCTAAATTTAACCATCTTTGCCAGCCCAACCAGTTCCTTTAAAGATCGTTGGCACCGCTGTATAGACACGCCTTAAAGGTGCAGCACATACTTGACAATGAGGGATTTTATGATCCATTGGTAGATCCAATACAATCAGCAACCCCTCACCATCGCACATGTAATCGTAATTAGGCATGATAAGGAATCCGGTTAATTGCATGGCAGGAATAGCATCGAAGCAGATCGCCCTCATGAAGTAATCTGTCATCGTTGCATAAATCGCAAGTAACTGTTGATGGTTCGACTTTAACTCCGTCATCCGTAAAGGTTGCAGTTAATCCTGAACCATCAATAATTTGTAATTCACCCATTTATTCACCTCCTTCAAAATACCATTTTCCATTAGCGGTAAGTTTTGCCCACTTAGCATCACATTGTTTTGCTTTGCACACATACCCTCGGTAAGGTTTTCCACCCTTGCTGATTCCCTCTTTTAAAATATGACCATGTTCACATGCAGGTGGTTCATTAGGTATTGATGATCCAATTGCATCTACAACTTCACCAACAGACCATGCAACCGGTGCTGGTTTGTCTGCTTCAAAACTATCTCTTAAAATCGTTTCAATTTGTGCAGATTTAGATCCGGCCTTTCCATACATATTTTGTCGGGCTTCTAACTTTTCCTTAAATGATGGACTGGTCTCTACTTTTCGCATATCATCTTTGGTGGCAGTTTTGTCAGATCCTTTAAGTAGAATAATTGCCCTACCAAGACTTGAAGTTGCGGTATCCTCAACATAAAACTTTTTCATGTTAGGAATGTAGGTTTCCCTAGATCCAAAAGCAATGTTACTTACCGCTGGGGATGTATCTTTAGCATCTCGCCAAAGCGTGGCTTGAACCAAGATATGACCTTTTTCAGCATCATGACTGATAACTGATATATCTGATCGACCCATTGGATAATTGCTAATGAACCATTTGTTTAATGTGGCAACATCCTCATAATCCTCAAGATTAAATGCCATTAGTTATCCTCCCATTCAAATGTTTCATCTTTGACTGCATCGAGGACTGTCTTATAGACAGAGCCATAGGCAATGAAGTCTTTGATACTGTCGTAGTGATCTGGGGTTTCACTAAGCCTAGAAACCTTGACCAACGCCATACATAATGCAGCCTGATGTGGTGTGATAGGGAAGTCGAGATATGCAGACCAAAGACCTGCAATTCGTTTGTGGTTGTAGAAAGGATGTCCGTACACACTTCCACGCTGTTGGATCGTAGTAATGACTTCATTTAATAATTCCTCAGTTTTTGTCATAGTCAAAGACCTCATCTGACTGTGCCTTAATGTTGGTCATTCGGCGGTGCATTTCCCAACCATGTGCCCGACCCTTCCAATAGCCATTCTGAAAGGCTGTATCTCGGATCTCATAAATAATCCAATAAATAAAGCCTATGCCCAACATCACCGCTGCGACATCTAAGCCGACATTTCGTAACTCTAACCATGTATTCATTTTGTTGCCCACTCCCTTATTTTCTTAGGCATCGCAACCGGATTTCGGTCATCGATTACTGTATATGTTGCTCCTGACGGATGTATCGATGGTGCAGCAGCAACATAACCTTTCCATTTGATGTCAATACCATCTTTTAACTTGCCCCTAAAGACATCAGATTTGTTGGCTAAGTAGTACAGATGTAAACCATCACCGGTTTGAACTGTGTGTGTCGCCTCAAACTCTGGCAACAATTCGCCACCATTACGATAATCAATATCAAACACAACTAAGCCTGACTGATAACAGGCTATGCCAATGTTAATGTTTTGGTCATAATCAAACCAAAAATTGATTAAATTTTTGTCGGTGGTTGCTGATAAGTAAGCCCTCTGGGCTAGGTCAAAATGCGGATCTTTTTTGCGTGGTAACAATGGCATAACTGACCAACCTCGATCAGCGTATTCCAATGCTATTTGTCGATTTGCTTGAGATATTAATTTCATGCTTGAGCCATATCTCTGGCTTCTTCAAAATAAATTTTTTCAACTACTGGTGTATAACCATATTTAACATAAGCATTAGCATAATTTTGAGCATCTATTTCATTATGAAAAAAATACTCATTTTTGCCATTATTCCAGTTTGTGAATCTAACTCGGTAAACATTATTCATTTTATTGCTCCCTACCAGCAAATCCTTCGTTTGCTGATGGAGTAAGTGTGGCACTTGTCAAGCATGCCCACAAATAAATTACCGGCGTGTTTTATAACGATTAGATAACGATCGGTAAGCCTCAACTAAAGGTTTAGATAACGCCAAGATCCTCAAGTTCATCGATATGATCATCAATCGTGCGGTCGATATAGTCTGTTTCACGCCCCATAGTACCTTTTATTGTATCGGAATGAGCCGTCATGATTCACAGGCACTAAGTCGACAGAATGACCGCCTTTACCAAAGGTCATGACCACAAATCCCATGTTCCAGTCGGCTGAGGCATACTTGAGATAAGAGGCTTTGTTTTTCATGTCCATGAGATGACCTGCCTCGATACCCCAAATCGTTGAATAACGGCCGTTTAAGCCAGTTTGGTGCCTTGTAGCACCCTGCCTATGGGTATGGCCACAAACAACGCTATTACCCCACTTTTTGGCAAGATTTAGGGCAGTTATACCGGCATGCTTGGACATAACCCCTTCATCGCCATGAGCCAAGAAAAACCCACGCTCAAACTCATAGGCTCGCTTATGGAATCTGATGCCCAAATCTGAGTAAGCCATAAATTTTTCAAACACCAATTCAGGCAATCCTAGGAGTGATGGTGCGCCTTTGAGTAATGTCGTAAATAATCGATCGGTGTGGTTTGATCTGATGATGTCAGTTGTGCCTAAGTCAAAAAGAATGTCTTGAGCAATTGATCTTTCATCATGAAGTGTTTCAGCAAATTCTGTCTTTGTGCCTTTTACCCAACGGCTTTGGGAAGTCATATCTAGTTCATCACCAACATTTAACACAAAATCAAACTTTTCGTGCTTGCTCATTTTAATGAGATTAGATACTGCCTTTGGGTGATGTAGTGGAATTTGCAAGTCAGGCGTTATTAAGTACCTTCGGTTGGCTTTAATTAATCGTCATCCTCATCGTCAGTTGGATCTATAGATGGGATTATCCCACCATCGCCCACAATCCAATCAGGGAAAGTCTTATGTTCAGTCATCAACCAAAAAGCGTGCTCAGGTGTGAATCCTGCTTTTCTGGCTGCTTTGTAGCATTCATGCAAAGCCATGTAATGTTGATCGATCTTTGTTAATGGCTCAGGAGTTTGGCGAACGATACGCCTATTGATCTTTTTGCGTTTCGATGGTTTGCGTGTGTTCGCCATAACAAAAATTATCGCTTACTGATTAAAACAAATAGATCATCGACACGCTGTTCAAGTCGAGTAATTTGATCCTTCATGCTTGTTCCTGAATTTGGTTTTAATTCTGCTAAATAGGATTTAATAACCCAACGCAGACCCATGAATAAACTTGTTGATACGGCGCACACGCCAACGGCAATACCAACCCATTCGTTTGCCGTCATTTCGCATTGATTCCGTAATCAGCCTCGGTGCCGGACTTTGGATCAAGTGCCTTGGCAATAGGTGCAACAATTGCTCCAAGCAAGGTTGCGTAGGCTGGATGAATGTCTGCCACAATAGCGAGTGCAACAGTAATTCCTGATGCTGCGACTGCTCTTAAGTATGACTTAATTGCAGCCTTGTGTTTGTTTGATAGTTTCATGCCTTGCCTCCTAGTAGTGGTATATGAAAAAAAGTGTTGTCTTGATCTGTCTTGCCTTTTTTAAAACTTACATGGATGTGGTGGTTGTGTGGGTTGCCTCGATATTTACGCCAACGCCATCCAAAAATCGCTGAAGCAATTTTGCCTTGATGTATTACATAACTGATGCGACCATTGGTTTTCCCATAGGATCGAATTTGATCTGCCAAATATGCTGAAAGCCCTTTGTCGTCAGAAAGCCGAGCGTCAATATCAATTGCTCGAACGCATCCTGTTGCATCCGGGTTGTGATCGCTTTTTCGTGTGCTATGTCTAGCATCACCAATCCACCCATCAGATTTACGGCTACGCTCTGGGAAGGAATCATCGATCTGCTCACGCAGTTGAACGGCTGCTTTAGATAACCAAGGTTTCATTAGCCAAGGAGCAGTCTTGCTTCATCCTCGGTAATGCCTAAACGCTCCAACAACTCAACTTTAGCCTGAGCCTTTGCTTCCGCTTGGGCTTTGTCTGCTGCAAATTTTGCTTGGTCTATTTCATATTGAGCAAATTCTGCATCATTCATTTCTCGCTCGATAACTTCATTAGTTTGTGTATTGTGTATTTTTACTATTGGTCTAGTCATTATTTCACCCCATATAGAACATAAGTGCCGCCATTAAAAGTGGAATCACCAAAAACATCAAGTCTTGAAATTGCCCCAACTCCAGTATTATTGTACGACCAAAATCCTTTTGTTGTTGCTTCATTTCCACCTGTGTTCCTAATAAACACAGTTTGATAATCACCCATATTATAAACTCCTGTTGCGGTGTAATTATAAACATTCAAAATTGCTTGATTAACTT